GTAAACGTAGATTTATCCGCAAATGTCCCGATTTTGACCGATTTACCTAGCAGTCCAAACCAGTATGAACCGGACATAACCGACAGTCCACGGCCAGATGTTGCGCACTTGGGGGGTCGTTTAATTGGTAGCCCAACACCGCGCATATTTGCACACCCAGTAGAAGGCGACAGATCAAGGGCTGACCAGGCGATAGAACTAGCTGCAGAAATAGGTATAGAGCTTATGCCTTGGCAGAAGCACGCCTTAGGCGATATCTTAAATATGCAAGACGGTAAATACGTACGGCGTGTAATGGGACTGGTATGTGCAAGGCAACAAGGCAAAACTGAACTTGCAAAAATCCGAATAATAGCCGGCATTTACTTATTTAATGAAAAGGACGTAATCCTATTATCTGTTAACCGTAAGCTGTCACTTATTACCTGGAGGCAGATAGATTATTTAATACAGAACACACCGCGCCTTAAAGCACTCTGGGCTAAGACTTATACCACTAACGGGGCCGAAAGAATAGTATTCAAAAACGGGGCGCAAATATCCGTCGTAGCTGCAACACCTAACGGCTCACGCGGTATGACTGCCGACCTGGTATTTATAGATGAAACCAGAGCGATAGACCAAGGCACCTGGGACGCAGCTGTTTACACTACAAACGCGCGACCACTGGCCCAAGTCCTTACAGTCAGTAACGCAGGCGACAAGTCAAGCACTGTTTTAAATAATTTAAGAGATAGAGCTATAGCTAACGTAAGCCCCACTCTAGGCTGGCTTGAGTGGTCAGCTCACCCGTCGCGCGAAATTATGGACAAGCGCGGCTGGGTAGAATCTAATCCGGCTTTAGGCTGGACAATGGACGAAGCCACTATGGCGCATAATGCGGTAACTAATGACCCGTTGGCTTTTAGGGTTGAGGTGCTGTGTCAATTTTTAGATAACCTGGCTAGCCCGTTTGAAGTTGGAAGCTGGCAAAAATGTGCCGACGAGTCAATAGTAGTTGAGCCAGGTGGACTCACCTTTTTTGCTTTTGATAAGTCCTATACGCATAAATACGCAGTCTTAGTAGCAGGCCAAAAACTAGACGAGTTAAGGGTAAAGGTAAAAGTGTTGCAAGTCTGGAGTACTACTACACCTTTAGACGATAGGCAGTTAGCTAGTGATATAAACAGCCATATCCAAAGATATAAACCAAAAGTAGTTATGTATGATAAATGGGTTAGCGAAAACGTAGCTAGTTACCTTAAAGCTAGTGGCTCGCCTTTAATGGACGTAAGCGGTAAAACACAAAATGAGGCCAGTAACCGACTTGCTCAGCTTATGAGTCATGGTCAGGTAATACACGGTAACGAGCAGGTACTTAATGAAGCTATAGCCGCGTGCGCTACTAAACACACTGAGTACGGTTGGAAAATTGTGAGGCGTAAATCAGCCGGCGAAATATGTGCAGCTATCAGCGTCGCTATGGTGGCCTGGTACGCCTCAAAACCTCAGGCAGTCGCGAGCATAATAGTCAATTAGACACGCCGAACAAATGGGACAATTTATTAAATAAGGGTGTATATTGCCTTGCGTGGGGATACTGCAATCATTAAGGCTAGTTGATTCTATAGACACGTCAGTAAGTACCCCGACTATTAAGGCGCAATATAACCCGCCTGTAAATGATGTAGATACAAACAGTTTATTTTTTGCACCTCAAACTTTTATCACACGTGCTGAAGCTGCAGCGGTGCCGTCCGTCGCGCGGGCTTCACAGCTAATAAAGGGCGTAGTCGGCACGCTACCCCTACACCTTTACCGTAAATCTACAGGGCAAGAATTAGGCAGCCCATTATGGCTAGAGCAGCCAGACATTAGGCAACCGCGCGTAGTTACTATGGCCTGGACTGTTGACGCGTTATTTTATTACGGCGTTGCTTATTGGGAAGTAACCGAGCTGTACGCAGACGACGGCAGGCCTGCACGTTTCGCCTGGGTATCTAACTCACGCGTTACAGTAGATTTAAACGCTAATAACACGGTCGTAGATTTTTACTATGTAGACGGCAAACGCAGACCAGATAGCGGTCTGGGCAGCTTAATTACTTTTCAGGGTTTAGATGAAGGTATTTTAAATAGAGGCGGTCGCACAATACGCGCCGCGTTAGATTTAGAAAAGGCTGCAGCTGTAAGCGCGGCTACACCTGTACCGTCGGGCTATATACAAAATAGCGGTGCAGATTTACCAGAGGAACAGATAACAGGACTATTAGCTAGTTGGAAGTTGGCACGTAACCAGCGATCTACAGCCTACTTATCAAGTACGCTGAAATACGAGCCAACCTCTTTTAGTCCCAAAGATATGATGTTAAATGAAGCTGCACAATTTTTAAGTACACAGATAGCCAGACTATGTAACGTACCGGCTTATATGTTAAGTGCAGATATGAATAACTCAATGACATACAGCAACGTGATAGATGAACGCCGTCAATTTACCGACATGTCCCTGCGTCCTTACCTATGTGCTATTGAGGACAGGTTAAGTATGAATGACATTACAAATAGTCAAAATTATGTGCGCTTTGATATTGACGATACTTATTTAAGATCAGACGCGTTAACACGGTTAGCAGTAATTGAAAAAATGCTAGCACTTAATTTAATTACAGTAGAGCAAGCGCGCGAAATGGAAGACTTAACACCTAACGGAGGTACGGCTAATGCAGTTGAACTTTAACAGCTCGATAGAAGCGACAGACCAAGAGCGTAGAATTATTGCCGGTAAAATTGTACCGTTTGGCGAAATCGGAAACACGTCAGTAGGTAAAGTAGTTTTTGAGGCAGGTTCCATAAATTATCAAAGCAACGGCCGTATTAAATTATTACTTGAGCACTCAGCTACAGACCCTTTAGGATTTGCACAAAACATAAGCGAGGATACGCGAGGCCTTTACGCTAGTTTTAAAGTAAGTGCTACTACTAAAGGTACAGATGCTTTAATTGAAGCTAGCGAAAATTTACGCGACGGTTTGAGTGTTGGCGTAACAGTTGACGCGAGCGAGGAACGCGGCGGCGTGCTTTACGTGCAGTCTGCACAATTACGCGAAGTAAGTTTGGTACAGGCAGCGGCCTTTAAATCTGCAGCGGTTGAATCCGTAGCAGCTAGCGAGGTAGAGCCTGAATCAGTAGAGGAAACCCAAGAAACCCAACCAACCGAAAGTGAGGCCAGCGTGTCCGAAAACGCTACCCCAGCAACCCCAGAGGTAGAAGCCGCACAGCCGGTAGAAGCCTCACGCCCAACAGTAACTGCACTAGCTTTTACTGCCCCACGTAGCCCAATTACTACCCCAGCCGATTACCTTTTTCACAAAGTAAAGGCAACAATGGATCCAGGTAGCGAATCTGCACTGTGGGTTAGAGCAGCTGATGACAGCACCAGTAATAATGCTGGACTTATTCCGACGCCTCAGCTAACTACTTTGTTTAATGGCAAGTCAGATAGTTTCCGCGCAAGCATTGAAGCGATCAACACTGCCGCACTCCCAGCTATGGGAATGCAATTACAAATCCCAAGAATTAAGACTGTCCCAACGGTCGCGGATACAAATGAAGGGTCAGCACCTTCAGAGACAGGCATGGAGGTAGAGTTTGTTACTGCTACTGTAAATAAGTACGCAGGACAAAACACAGTTTCCGTAGAACTCTTTGATCGGTCAGACCCAGTTTTCTTAAACGTATTGGTACAACAAATGGCCGACGCGTACGCTTTAGCTACTAACAATTTTGTTAATGCTGAGCTAATTAGTGCAGCCACATTAGACGCAACTACCGTAGCAACATACCCAACAGCGTCAGAGCTTCTAGGTATTGTGTCCCGAGGCGCAGCCAGCGTGTACTCAAACTCTAAGCGTTTTGCTCGCAATATGATCGCCTCAAGCGGTCAATGGGCCAACATCATGACCCTTAACGACGCAGGGCGACCAATCTACACAGCGCAACAGCCACAAAACGCAGGCGGCGCAGTATCAGTATCAAGTCTACGCGGCAACGTTGCAGGACTTGATCTATACGTAGATTATGCCAACGGCGGCGACGGCGACGGTACTATTTTGATAGTCAACCCAGAGTGCTTTACCTGGTATGAATCACCTCAACTACGCTTGACTACTAACGTTATTTCCAGTGGCCAGATCGAGATTATGTATTACGGCTACGGAGCATTGGCCAATTTAGCCTCAGGTGGCGCGTTCAAGAATAACAAGGCATAAGCCTAAAACACTAGAACCCTAAACCCTGCCCCTAGTCCGGTGGGGTTTAGGCCTTAAAAGTAAGGAGTAAAGCGCGTGCCGGCCTCATATATTACCCAGCTAGAATTAAGAACTTTAATTGGGATTGTCGGTATCACGCTTTACTCTGACGCAACGGTAGAGGAAGTTTGTCAAGCTACAGAGGACATTTTAAATAAGTATTTATGGTTTAACACTGCCCCTATAGCTGCAACAGCCTTAAGCGCAAACGTGGCAACGATTACTACCCCTACACCTCACGGCTTTGTTACTGGTCAAACAGTAGTAATAAGTGCAGCCGGTACTACTTTCAACGGCAGTAAAGTAATTACCGATTACCAGACATTTACTTTTAACTATGCTAAAACTGCCAGCGACCAGGTTACTAACTTAGTTAAACCTTACGGCTTAGTTACGGGGCCTAATAACGCTACGGCTTACGCAAGTGTTCCGGCAGTGCGTGAAGCTGCAGCGGCCCTAGCTACTACTATTTGGCAAGCACGCAGCGCGCCAGGGGCCAGCGTTACAACCGTAGATGGGTTCATAGCGTCGCCTTATCAGCTAGGCAATACCCTTATAGCAAAAATTAGGGGACTTATCGCCCCGTACTTGAACCCTAATTCTATGGTTGGCTGACAAATGCCTGCAGCCATAACTACCCTTAGGTCAACACTAGCTACAGCTTTAGCTAATACGGCAGTTTGGACAGTTTTTAACCATATCCCAGAGGTGCCACTCGCAAACTCACTGGTAATTGCCAATGACGATCCCTATATTTTAGTTAACAGTAATATAAAAACGGCTATAGCCCCTACCGTACGTTTTAAGTTATTTTTGTTAGTGCCGCTTATGGATAACTTAGGCAACCAGACCACACTAGAGGATTTTTACCTGGCTGTTATGACAAAGCTAGCAGCTAGTAATTTAACAATAAATATAACTAGTTTTAGCGCCCCTGCAATACTAGAAACGCCTAGCGGTAACCTGCTTCAAAGTGAAGCCGGCCTTGAGATAATAAGTAGTTGGAGTTAACTATGGCTAATTACAAAGTAATGATAGATAACGAAATCGCCGGAGTTGGCTTAGGCGGTAGCGTTACCGACACAGATTTAGAAGGGTGGGACTTACCACACTTGCTAAAAATTGGTGCTTTAGAGGAAATCTCAGTAAGCCCAACCCCTACTAAAGTAAAGGAAGTGCAGGAATAATGGCAATTTATTTTACAAATAATACTTACCTAAAACTAGGTACCTACGATATGTCTAGCGTAGTTATCTCCGCTAGCATTAACGTAAACTTTGACCAGCTAGAAATTACAGCTATGGGCGACGCAGCACACAAATACTTGAAAGGTTTGCAGGCCTCAACCCTTAGCGGCAGCCTTTACTTAAACCAGGACGCTATCGCAGCAGGCTCTACACGTGCAGTACTAGACAGCCTAAGCGGTACCTCAGCAGCGTTCGAAATTGGCGCAAACGGCTCTACTGCAAGCTCTACAAACCCAGTCTACAAAGGCTCTTGCTTTGTAAACGGTTACACACCTATCAACGGTGCTAACGGTGAAGTCGCACAGCTTGACTTTACTTTTGATATCACAGCACAGACAGCACCATTCCCAGCAGTAAGCTAATAAGAAACGAGGGCTAGAAAATGGCAAGGTTAAAAATTACTAGAGATACCGGCGTAGTTGAGGAATACGACATTACGCCGGCTATCGAAGTAGAGTTCGAAGCGTACGCAAAAATGGGAATAAATCTTTGTTTTTCTACGCTTCAACGCCAGACTGATGTGTACTACTTATGTTGGCTCGCAATTAAACGCAGCGGGCAAACTGTTCCTTTATTTGGTGAGGCTTTTTTAAACACTTTAAAAGAAGTAGAGGTGCTAGATAGCGACCCTTTAGCTGGGTAGGTGATAGGCAACTACTCACCTACAGAATAGCTTATTTAGCGGTTGAAACTGGCATAGCACCTAAAGAGTTTGTAGATATGTCGCCGGAAATGATGGCAGCGGTCTATAAAGTATTAACAGACAGAAACGAGGCGGCAAAACGTGGCTACAGCAAAAATCGTAGGACTAGATGAAACGATAAGAGCTTTACGCCAATTTGACCCTGACGCATTAAAAGAAATGAATAAAACTATTTACCAGGCTTTAAAAATAGCCCAGGTAGACGCACGCCAATTAGCTCCTGCCGTTACACCTTTAAGCGGTTGGGCTAAACCTATTAAAGCTGGCAAATGGGACAGACTTACGTTTGCGGCTAAACCTATAAAAATCGGAATACGCACAAAAATAGACAAAGCGCGTAAGCGCGGCACTTGGACCAGTAAGGCTTATTTGCTTATTAACTCTAATCCTGCAGGCGCAATATATGAAACAGCGGGCCGTAAAAACCCACAGGGCAAGAACGCTCAGGGTAATAGATTCATTAACGCTATTGAGGCCCAGTCAGGGATATTTGCACGCGGTAAGCAAGGGCGTATAGCCTACAAAGCGGTTGAAGATAATCGCGACGAAATAGTAATGAAAAGTAACGCCGCTATAGCAACAGCTCAAAGGGCAGTTAATAGAAAGTTGGCTAGTTAATGGTTATTAAGGTACCCATAATTGTTAGCTACAATAACAAAGGCACTCAGCAGGCTACTAAAGGTATTGGCGGCTTAGAAAAATCCTTTAATAAAATGGGACTAGCTTCCAAACTTGGTTACGCAGCAGCAGGCTCGGCAGCTTTTGCTTTTGCTAAAAAATCTTTATCTGCAGCTATGGCCGATCAAAAACAACAGGCTACACTTGCACAAACTTTAAAAAATGTTGGCCAATCTTTTGCTACTGAATCAGTTACTAAATATATAGACAGTTTGCAAAAAGCTTCCGGCGTGTCCGAAGAACTTTTAAGGCCGTCTTTTGAAAAATTAATCAGGGCAACCGGAAACGCGGACGAAGCACAAAAATTACTAAACCTTACTTTAGATATTTCGCAATCAACAGGCAAAAGCACCGAGGCCGTTTCAGCCAGCTTATCAAAGGCATATTTGGGTCAAACTCAAGCACTAGGCCGTTTAGGTATAGGCATGACTAAAACTGAGTTAAAGTCTATGAACTTTGAGCAAATCACCAAAAAACTTACTGTATTATTTGCCGGTCAAGCTTCAACCGCAGCCCAAACTTTTGCAGGGCAGGTAGGAATTTTAGAGGTAGCAGCCGGTGAAGCCAGCGAAACTATCGGTTACGCTTTAATACAATCTATTCAAAAATTAGGCGGCCAAAATGGGGCTAAGGATTTAGCTACACAAATGCAGACTTTAGCCGATAGTACAGCAGACGTTATTGGCGGGATTACTATAGCTATTGGTTATTTTCAAAAATTAGGCGATTCTATCCCGTCATGGTTAAAAACCGTTTTACAAGTATTAGAAAGATTTAATCCACTAGGGCAAGCTAAAGAAGCTCTAAAAGGTTTAGAGGCTATAGGTGCTAAACAAAGAAAACTAATGGAGGACGCTGCCTTGTCTGACAAAGGTAACATCATGCGAGGCGCTGTAATCGCAGACAAAGCCGCTAAAGCTTTATTAAAGGCTAACTCAAAAATTACAGACGAAAAGAAAAAACAAACAGCATTAGACAAATTAAAAGCTATGTTTGACATGGATTTAATACAATTAACAGCCGCTAAGCAGGGCAAATTATCAGAAGAAGAATTAAAGCGGGTTAATGCTTTAATCGCTATTAAAACTACCGGTAAATCCGACGACATTAAAGCTCTAGACGAATTAGAAGCGCTGCAGAAAAAGTACGCAGACGCAGAAATAGCCAGACAGGAAGCAATTTTAGCAGCTCATAAGAAAAACGCGGCTGAGATTCTGGCCATGAGTAAAGAAAACGCTAAGCAATACGCGGACTTTGTAAAGACCTTTACTTACCCTGGCGGTTTATTCGCTGGTACGAATTTAGGCAATACTGGGTCAAACGCTACAGACGCTAAGCCAAATCCTACTATGGGAACGGTGTTACCAGGCTTTGACATAGGCAGCGGGGCAGCTATTTTCGGTAGTGATACAGCCGGAGGCGGCGGCGCTTTTATGCCAGGCGACCCAGGCTATACCGGAACAGCGGGACAAATGCAGGCAGCGCCTACTAACTTAACTGTTAACCTTCAAGGCGGCATAAACGTAGGCAGTACTTACGAGTTTTACCAAACAGTACAGACCGCGCTACAAGAATTAAACAGGGCAGGTAATAGCCTTACACCGGCTGGTAACTAATGGAAGCACCTACAATTAACTGCAT